CGAGGAACCGCACCGCTAGACAGCAGGTCTTGCAGAACTCCAATGTCGCTACCAGCAACGGCTGGTGCAAGCCGGGCTGCTTCGAGCTTGTTCTGTGTATCCTGCTGACCGAACTTCAGGGCAAGATCGGCTCTAGCACGAACGAGCTGAGTTAGGAGATCCTCATTGGCCCGACGCTGTGTTTCGAGTCTTTGCCCGCCGAAGAATTGATCAGCAAATGACCTGCTAATTGCAGGTGTTATGTCTCGTTGAAATGACTGCAATAGTGGATCTTGAACGTTAGTCTTGAAGAATTCATTAAAATCCGTTGGCCCGCCTCCAAGGATCTGCTGCAAAGCCTGCTGAGCACCGGCAGCAGTCGGATCAGGCTGACCAGTCGCTAGTGCTCGGGCTCGATCCTCTAGGGCAGAAAGTGAGAGAGCTTCAAGATTCGACAGGGGTGCTACCAGCGGGCCCTGAAATGGCTGCTGCTTTTTTGGGTCACCCTTCGGTGTCTGGAAGAATGACTGGAGCTGGCCCTGAACCGCTTGCTGCTCAGGAGATAGCGTTGTAGTCGGACGAACCTCAGTCTTAGGATCGCTGCCGAACAAGAAATCAAAGAAGCCCATTTATCAGTACCTCCTTAACAACAGGTGTCTAAAAAGTAGACACCTGAGTTATTGAATAGCCTCCTCTCGGAAGCGAAAACCAAACCACTCAAACGTGAATCCGGATACAGTTCCACTGAAGCGAAAACGAATACGCTTTGTTACAAGCTGCTGATAGACGCGATAAATGTTAATGTCTGTTGAGAGCATTACGATGCCAGTAGCCGAGCCAAACTTATTCCAAGTGAGGCCGGCATCAGTTGAGTATTCAATCGTAACGCTGCTGCCACTAGCAGCGAACTCTATGAAGCTAGAGCGAATCTTGTTAGTTGGGTTGAAGAAATCCTTAGTGGTGAAGCTCCAAGCTATAGGATTGCCATTGTCATCAGTGGTTGTGTAATCATAGTCAAGGGCACGATTCCCGATGGTTGCATCGTTGGTCAGAAGGTTGGTAATAGGCGAGTTTGCCAGCAGACTGGCATCTCCCCAACGCCATGTCTGTGCGGCCCAAGACCCGACAAGTTCTGCCCACGTTTGTGTTGAGTCCCTCTGATAAAATCCGTAGCCCGTTATTGGAATACCAAAGTCGCGAAAGGCCCAGCCATCGTCCTGGATGCTATAACGTGCCAGCTTGTTAGGATACTTGCCGTTGGCATCAGCATAGAATAGCCATATCTCGTCTAGCTCCTCAATATAGAGAAGCATTGACCTGCTGGAGTAAGAAGGGTTGATCTCTCCAGCCGTGCCAAATAGCTTGTTCGTGATCTTTCGAGAGAGGGGCGTTATGTCAAACGATCCTTGGAACTTATAGATGTCTGAGTTTCCCACAAAGACATGATATCCGCCAGCATCAACTACACTATCAACAGAGCGGACTCCTTCACCTTCGACCAGTGTATCAAAGTTGAATAGCTTTGTAGATGATCCTACATATTCCATACGGACGATTGAGCGTTCGCGATAGATCATAATGTAGGGGCCAAAAGGAAGAGATGTTACAATAAAGTCCTCACTGTTATAGAGATCGACGTAGCTGGCATTGCCTGATGACCAGTTAGTTGGGTCGCCAGTGTCACTCCATCGGACACGCTGAGGATAGGCAGTTCCACCTTCCTTTGTGTTGAGCAGGATGAGATAGTTGTCTATCAGTGCAAGGGCCTGGCATATTGTGTTCCCACCGCTTGGAAGCCCCGGAAGGTTAGCTATCTTTGCGCCATCATAGTACTTAACAACATCTACTCCATTAGTGAACACCAGCCAGTTAAATGCTGGCATCGTGACAAATGACAGCTGCTCATCATCACTGCCATTTAGTGTGGCAGCCTTGACAAAAGCGTTGCCTGCTGTCGCTGCGCTGGGAAGTGTCTGTCCGGCAGGAAAGTTAATAGTGCTCCCCGCAATAGAATCTATGGTTGTTTGAAACTCACTTGCATCATCGAGAATGATTCCTATCTTATTTCCAACAGACAGGCCAGCAGTGCTTGTTACATCAACCGAGGTTGCACCGGCAGAGGCATTCGCTGAAAGCGTTGTGCTAGTCCCATCATGCAAGTATTGCCACTGACTCGATAGCCACCGATAGGCAGTTGTGTTGGTAAAAAGGAGTAGTTCGCTAGTGCCTGTTGTTTTGAAGAACTGATAGATTGCCCTCGGAGTGCCATCTACAGCAGCCCCGCGGGTTTTGAATCCTGTATCACTTTTAACAGTACGCTTGAAGAAATAAACATTAGATGCTTCGAGAAGCTCATCTTCTGCTATTCCATCAGCACGCTCAACTGTATTGACGCCTTTTGTAAAGGAGTCAATCAGCTTGTACTGCCAAGGGGACTTAACAGCAACTGTCATCAGGCAGTCTCCTGTGATGCAAAGGTGACAGTGTTCGTGCCATCGTTGGCAACAAGGTAATGAGTCGGCTGCCCAGCAGCAGCATCTGCATCATGCCAGAGCCAGATTTCACCTGCGGGAACAGTGGGTTGAGCATTTTGTGAAACCGACTTTATATAGGTCTCATTCCCATTAACAGCTTCGGCCACCGTTCGCTGGTACTTCTCAAGGTCGCGGACTAGGATTTGAATCAGCGGCCGCAGAGCCTCACTAACGTTTGTCAGAGAAGATAGAAAGCGAGGAAAGCTGTCTGAGAGAGTCATTTGCCAACTACCTCAGGAGTATGAGAATCATCAATAATCTTCAAGCGCTGTTGCTGCACTAGCTGCTTTCCTTGGAGCCTCAGCAGGGCATCATTCTGCTTCACGACTTCATTTCGGAAGGACTCAACAGCAGCACCTGTCTGCCGGGATTGCTGTGCGTTCTCAATGAGGAGCACTGGAAGCCACGCTACTGCGCAGCCGGACTCGTTTACATCCTGACCCGTCTGTGGATTCTTTCCCAGGAGGGAAACGTAAAACATGCAGTCGCTTTCGATGCACTTTCTATTCAACAGTGGGCAGCGTTTCTTAGCCATTTTGTCAATCCTTCTGTGCGATGATTACATCAACATAGGCAAGATTAAGATTTGAGATAGTGTGAGAGTGCGGTAAGGAAGCGTCTGTGCCTCCAGTAGAGGATGTAGGGTAAGTACCGCCCTCAAAAAGATAAGTGGAAAAAGTTGATCCACCAGCAGTTGCCGTACGCATGTTGACATTATGTGAATGCGCAGGCAGTCCAGATTCATCTGCTGTCAACGTATGTCCATCTGTCGCCTTCCCCGTTCCGAACACCGTAGTGAAGGCATCAGTCCCGCCGCTGCCGACAGTACCGCTGACAACACGCAGTGCAACATCATTGCTTGTCGTAATCTTCGTCCAGCCAGTCGGAGCCGCTGTCTGCTGAAAGAGCATCTTTGTGCCCGAAGGAACAACAGCAATATTACCTGCATCTGTCAGCTGAACTACGTTACCAGAGGCATCTTCGTAGAACAGCTCGGTTGCTCCTGTAACATCCTTTGTGTAAACAAAGCCTGTGTTCGCAGCCGCAGCCGGATCTGCAGCCTGCTCAAGCAGTGTTACCTTCTTATGCGCGCCATCATTGGCATCTCCTGCCATTGAGTGGTCGATTTCAAATCGCTCACGGAAATCGACCTTAAAATCCCTTATCCGCTTATCACCGATGTTCGCATCCTCACCCGAGGCTGGAAGAGCCTCGTAGGATGCGTCCCATGTACGAGTGAAGACCATTAGATTCCTCCGCTAGATAGATACTGGTTATCGCTGAAATGGATCCTGCCAAGGATTCACTCTACCAAGCTCCTTACCGATTTCAAAGCTAGGCTTGATGTCTCGCTCAAACTCGGTTATGTCTTGACCAGTTGCCTTTTGTAGTGCATCCTTGAAGATGGCAAACCACCTGTTGGCTTCTTCCATCTCCCTAAGAGTTGCAAAAGCCCAGCTGGTGGAGAGCATGATCAGGAGATCATCCTTATGGTCTAGGGTAGATTTCTGTGTTCCTATAGCAGAGTCGAAATCAGTCGGCCACAGAGAGTAGCGAATCTCATAAGCATACGCAGCATCGGGGATTTTCCAAAGCTCTGCGCGATTCTTCCAAATTGTGTAGGCCGTTGGCTCACCAACAGTGTAGTATTCGGAGTCTGGAATAATTGAATCCCATTTAGCAGGCTGGATGAACTCCAATCTCTGCGGCGAGATGTTACTTGTTCCTTTCAGAAGGCGAAAGCTATGAATCTTTCTGAGACTAGCTGGAAGGGTGTGAAACTTGTCAGTTGATGCGTTCCCCGTGTAGGACAGGCTGCCAGAGTCTATTTCCTGAAGCTCGTTCCAGTCATAAAGGCGTGCGATTCTTGTCTGTGAGATATTAAGAATCGTAGTGAGGCGGCTGTCAAGTTCGGTTGAGTTGCCTAGAGCTGCGCGGATTTCAGCCTTCAGTTCATCTTGTGTCAATGATCCCATCGTTCACTCTCATGCTACTTAGGCTAATGAGGCGGAGATAAAAGAGGACATCCTTGTCCAAGGGAGGGTGCCACAGCCCACTACTGATAACGTCTCCTAGATGCTATCAGTAGGGAAAGTCGCAGAGCAACGTCTTAGCAGTTGCATTGAGGATGACACCACAGATAGGATCGGTCACAAGAGCCGATACATCCAGGGTGCCATCAGTCGCTCCGACAGGAGTAACCGCGTTGCCATTAACCCCAGCAGTAAAGGCAAGTGCGAGCGTTGCTTCGCCCTTCACCTGTACCCAGCAATACTCATTGTCTGCGGGAGCAGACTGGAGTACTCCGGCACCGATGGAGAGCGAATCACTCAGGTCACTAGTCACCTTGCCGTCGCTACGCAGGTAAGCAACTTTGCCGGCGGCAGCTGCTACGGAGCCAACGCCGACAGTGTACTGTACCCACTTGTAGCACTTGTTGCCCTCCCAGCGGAGGACACCGACGCCTTCACGATCATCCGTGAAAGTGTCAGTGAGTCGGGTCACAAAGACCTTCTTTGCACCAGAAGCCATCTTTCGTTACCTCCAGATGTTACGGATAATGAAACGAGCCAAACAAACAGACACAGCCATCAGGCCATCCGGCCATCAAGCAGTGTCAATATTGTAGATGACTCCCTGACAACGACGCCGGCTGCACGTCAGCTGAATAGCAGTCACAATCTGTGCTGCACGATCATTCGGCTGATCCGGAATCTCCTTCCAGTTGGTCATATCGAAGTCCATCGCAGGATCAACGACGAGCCGCAGGAAGTTGGTATTGAGGAAGTACATCCGAGTACCAATGCTCGGGGACCAGACCAGAGGAATCCCCTTATAAGCGAGGTTCTCGAAACCAGCATCGAGCATCTTCTGACTGCCGATGATGCGATGCCGAGTCTCGGTCGTGTCCTCGTAATACTCATACGGAGTCTGACCGGTGAGGATGAGATCGGGGCTGTCAGAATTCAGGTTGTTCCGACAGTTGTTGAGCATCGTCCTCATGGCGCTGATGCCATTAGTCGCGAACGACTTACCAGTCAGATTGTTGGCCTGATTCCGCCACCAAGTATAGGTACTGGAATCAATCCCACCCATGGTTCCGGTAGTAGGATCGTCTGCAACCATAAGCTGAAGGCCGTCAAGGCCGGTGCTCTTGGAACCTGCGCCTGCCGCCAGCCGAGTCTCAAGGGTGTCAATCAGAGAATCGCGGGCGTTGTCCAGCTTGGCATTCATCAGACTGATGATCTGATTCTTGCCACGATTCTGCTGGTCATCCACACCGAAGCGTACGACAGTCGCAACGAGGTAGCGCCAATCGAACTTGGCAATCGTCAGGAACTCGCCGTCATTGAGACTGACTGCTTCGCCCTTGCCGATCCACGTTACAGTGTCGTTCTTCGCATACCGCAGGGGCTCGGTGATAAACCGACCTCCCTGAACAAAGTCGATCTTCCCTTTATCCCGCATATGGAAATAGAAGGGGGTTGCGTCATACACCTGATCCTTCGTGGTATCCTTCATGTTCTGCCACGTGGTGGTGTACAGGTTGTCCAACGCCTCGCTAAGAGTGTTGAAGGCCATCTTGTTTCACCTCACTTGTTCATCAGAATTGGATGGGTAATGGATCTGTTAGCCACCCTGTGCAAGGGCTTCTAGATCCACATTCTGCATGACTTCGTCCCATGCTGCTGTTGCCGCATCGGCCTTCGACATATTAGAGACCTTCTTCGTAGGTCCACCGGAGCCAGGACGGAAGCCAGTGAATCCTCGCTGGCCAGAGCCGTTCCCATTTCCGCCGTTGTTACCTTCGGATGGATTATCACCAGTACCATTCGTGTACTTTTCGTCAAGCTGTTTTGCCTTTTCTGGGTTGTTAAAGCGTGCCAGATTGTAGAGTTCTTTGACGGAAAGAGTCGGATGCCTGGCGATAAGATCGCGCATCTCGTCCTTCCACTCATCAAAGTCTTTCACACCGCCCGAGGTCTTCAGTTCATTGATCTCGCGCTGAAAACGCTCACGAACCGTTTCTTCTTTCGTCTGCTGAAGCTCTTGCTTCAAGGGCTTGAGGATTTGCTTCTCGATTGAGGCAGTAATGGTGTTTGTGATAACATCCATGAACTCCTTTCGAGAAAGCGTTTCGAGGCTATCAGGATCTAGGTTGCTCAGAGGATCGTTTGTGCCATCAGGCTCATCGCTGCCGGAGCCTTGATTACCTCCCTGCCCCGAGGGCATCCTCTCCGCAAGCGTTGAGAGGCTCTGCTGAAGGGCTTGAAGCCCCTCGGCCAGAGATGACTGATTCTCAGCCAAAGCCTTAATATGGTTTTCAAGAGCATTTTCATTGCCAGCACCAGCACCTTCTGCTGCACCGCCATTGCCACCAGTACCAGGCTGTCCCGGATTCTGATTTTCACCTTCACCTGCCATCTTTCTTACCTCACTCTGTTATCTACACCTTCGTGGTTTTTGATAAATGCTCGCAGCCTTCGAGCATTGAGCGCCAACATCATTTCAAGCCGCCTCAGGACCATCTCCAGCAGAGTGACGCAACTGATAGCTCAGTTGTCTCTGCTCGCGAAGAAGCTGCGTTACAACTCTGTCTAGGATGAGCTCAAGACGACCCACAGGGAAGCCATCTACGGAGGAGAAGTGAATCTTTGCACCCCAATCCTCTGCTACGTCGATGGTGATTCGATACTTTGGCTCAGCCTTCTTCGCAGACGAGCTCTTTTTCCGCCACGAATCCTTTGTATTATTCTCAGTCATTTTAGCATCCTCACTTCTTTTCTAAAAACAGGTGTCTAGAATATAGACAGGTCAGTCTTCTGCATAAAGCGAGACTTGGCCACGGGATCGAGTCTCATGCAAAAGCTGTTTGCGATTCTTAATGTATATCGGCTCATGATCGATATGCTCATACCAGCCGCTTGCAAAGGCATGAACTGCTGGGGCGTCAGCCCGCTCTTGAGCGAAAGAGAACAGCTTTCCGCAGTGAGGGCATGAACCAGAGCCCTCTGCTGGGGATAAGTGATGACAGAAAGAGCATTGAATGAACTTAGCCATTTGCAGGAACTCCTTGACCAGTTGCTTCTGCTGCCCGAAGAACGTCTGTTATCTGCTCTGCCGTTGGATTACCTCCCTGAGCTAATGCCTGAGGAGCAAGGGAAGCAAGCTGTCCTGCTATCTGTGCATACTGCTGGACCTCCAATGGTTGTGTCGGTCCACCGAGGCCCGGAGGCATCCCACGCATCATGTCATCGAACTGAACACCGTGAAGCTCGTGCAGGAGGTAGCGAGTTAGGCGGATGGGATCAATTAAGGGATTCTCCTTGAGAAGCCCATAAAGTTGAACCGCTTTTTGTTCACGCACATCTTTTGACTCGGGTAGGCTGTTGTCAGGATCAACATTGATGTGATAGTTTCCCTCCTGCAGGATTTTAGGCTTAAACTTCACCCAGAGAGGAACACCAAGAGGACCGACAACATCAATCACCTGCTCACCAGACCAGTGTTCGAAGATCAGGCGATTGATGTGAGTCATGACATTTACGAGAACATCTGCTACTTCATCCCGCCGCTCGTCGATACGAATCTCACTGGCTAGCTTGACAATGCGAGATTCTGTTGCAGACGTTCTGCTAGAAGCTGGCATGTGTTCGCCAAACTCATTTCGACTAAAGCCAGTCACCTCACGAATATCGCGCATGAGTTGGGCATCAGCCTCGAAGAGACCAGCAGGAATGCCACCGCCATCAGTGAACTGCACTGAAACCCGCGGGTCTTCAGTGGTCTCAATTACTGGCTTAACAGTCTCACTTACAAGTTTCTCTGCTTGGTCTGGCGCCAACGCACCCCGCTTTGCAAGGATTTTGATGACGCTGAGGCGCCAGTGATACATCTCTATTGTGCGGAGATGATTCAGCTCAAGCTGGTGAGGCTCGAGAATCTTAGAGTCTGGAATTCCCCAAGCACAGTTATCATTTGGATTGAAGACTATCGGAAAGTAATTGTTCATTCCGTCAAACATCAGGCCATCATCCTCATATAGAAGAATGCGGTCAGATGAGGACGGAGCAAGGACTATTACCTTCCCTGTGCGAATGTCATGGATCTCGAGCAGGTCGATCATATCAGATGTGTTCCTGCGCATGGCATCTACACGATCAACATCTAAGACATTCTGCCTGCTCGAAGGCCCGAGATTCTTTGTATTGCTCAGCCTGGGATCATCTCGCACATCGTCGATAGGCCGCCTGATCCACTCAGCAATCCATGGAATGTCATCAAAATCGTCTAGCTCCTCTGGAATGATTATATTCCCCGGATGAGCGGACCGCACCCAAGGCAGATCGCTGTGAATGTTCGCGAAGGTCTCCAGTGCGCGCTTGCCGTTTCGTGCTAGTGGGGCCTCAACGGAGTGTTTCTCAAAATCATAGGAGAACGCAGCCCCGAAACCTGTTTTGATAAACCCAGTTCCATAGAACCAAGAGTGTTGAATTGATTTCTTGAAATACTTCTTAAGCCTCATGGAGCGAATGAGCTTGTTATCTACTCGCTCAAGGACCTGTGCAAAGGCCCAGTTCAGCATTCCTGGCTGTGAGGGGGATATACTAACGCTGGGATTGCGAAAGTAAATCCTCGGTACGATTGTCCTGACCATACGGAAAAAGATGTTGGCCGAAAGAACCCCGGGATCGAACTCATTTCGATAATATCGAACCCAATGAGGCCAGCGATCCTGATAGGTCATCTTCTTTCGCCAAGATGTACCAAAGCGAATCTGCTGAATCCACCAACTTACGTCAGGCTTTCCTTTTATATAGCCAAAGCTCATAGCCAGCCCCAAACCTTTAGTTGTTCAATGTGTTTGCTTACACCCTGACCAATGTCTGTGCGATAATACATGTTAGGAATCGACAAACGGGAGATCGTCCGATACACGCGGGCACGGGCATCGCTGATTGTTTTTCCGTGAGCAGTTGCGCAGGCCAAGATGCCATCGCTTCCAGCATAGCGAAAGGTCTTGCTGTCTGTGTCGAGGTAGGCATCGGTCAGGAACAGATGACGAAGATTCTCCTTGCAAACGCCTGTTAGTGGCATGCCCTTTAAGGGGAGGGACTCGTCTAGGAGAAGCCTGACCGCGAGCAGATAGTCATTTCCAAGCGAGATACTCTCCTTTGTTCCAGCGGCGACTCCCATGAGGAGTGAGCCTAGCGGCTCCTGAAGGCCCTCAATGAAGGCTGTTATCGCATCATACCCCATGCGGCAGGTAAACTCAAGTGCTGCATACTCATGCGATTCAACGGGACCAGATATGATTGCATTAACATCGACTGGCCCCCGATATCCGGCTTTGCGAAGATAAGGCGAGAGGGGTTCGAGGAGCAACTTTGTGAGAGCATCGCCTTTTGTGGGAAATACGATGTTGCCTAAGCATCCACCGAGTGTGCTAGAATGACACAGATGCAGGCGCTTCTCCTCTATTGTATGATTGAACGGCTCCAGCCATCTAGTGCCATTGAACCAACCCTCAGTGGATATTTCAATACCATCTATGCATTCCTGTACGATCAAGGGGAAATGCTTCTGACAGTAGAAATAGCCCAAGAGCCAATCAAGATGCTCAACGGTAGGAGCATACTGTGTTTCTGAGGCAAGACCCCGGGATGGCTTAACAAACGCTCCCTGCGACCAAGCTGCTACCTGTTCACGTTCATCCTTTCGCAGCCTGGCTGGAGCTGTATCAAAGAGGATGCTATCCGGCGTGCGAATGTCTAAGCGGTCAAACAGTGCCGCTGCCCGCTTGCGGTCGCTCTCCATCAGATCGGTAAAACTGCTGCAGGAGAACACGGGCTTATTAAAGCGTTTTGCAACCGATAGGATGGGAGAAAAGCCAACCGAGTCGCATACGATAAGATCAACATCTGGCACCAACGGCCGCCAGCTGCCAGGCCGTTCTACTATTCCCCGCCCACAGTCTTTGTAATCAGGATCGCGAATGTACATAAAGACATCATGGCCCTCCATACGGAGGCGTTGAGACACCCCCATTCCATCGCCATAATGTGAGAGAACAAGAATCTTCACGTTATGTGCCTATGATGTCTGAGATTGGAGCTGTCATGATGGGAAAAGCTGCCTGGTCTGAGATAGGGTAGCGTCTCTGCCGTGCGTGCATCTCGCTTATGATTGAGTCCAGTGAGAAGGGATCCTTTCGGAGCAGGACCTGAGGCTTCTCACGGTCAATAGATGCGCGCATTGATGCCTTGTTTACAGCGACAACGGTCATAGCAAGCGACATTACGCGATCATCGAAACAGCCTTCAACTGCTCCTAGGGTTCCGTTTTCATGCTCTACAAAGCTAGACAGTTCGCTGTAAAGGTCTGGGCTATGAATGACAATGTCCGTGACCAAAAGCGAGCGGAGCTTGCCGATAATGAATGGCTTAGAGAGAGCGGTCGTACGGAAGCCGAGGTTTATCAGGGATTCATATTCATTAGCCCCGACCGGTGTGCGCTTTGATTCATAGTATAGCAGCTCCCGAGGATAGCAGGCAGAGAGGTGGTCTAGCGTCGTAATTCCGTAATTGTTTGCCTCGACGCAGATGAAAGCATTGTTGAAGCGTTTTCCAAGATCAGCTATGACATGAGCAAAATCATCTGGTGGAATAGAGTCATCAACCCACTCTCCCACCTGCTCTAGGGTGGAGAGATCGAGGATTTCTACAACAGAGCGATCTTTTCCGATACCACCGGAGACGTCTGCTCCTATGAGATAGGAACGCCCAGGCATAGGATGCGGATCGAGCAGATGGAGCTGAGGTGTGATATACTCCCAACGATCTGTTTCAATGAAGTTGATCTTAGAGAATATCCCAGAACCGCTAGACTGAAAACATTCTTCCAGAGTCATGGGATATTCTTGCTTGAACCTGCGCACATCCCAATTAAGCTCTGCAAGACGCTCACGGCGGAACTTGATCTGGCCAGCGGTCAGGCCATGCTGCTGGACTAGGATATCTTCTTCCAGTTCCTTATCAAGACTGCCGAGAATTGCCAGCTCTTCCGCGGGGCTAACAGACAGGTCGTATTCGGAAAAAGTGTGCCAAGGGAGGAAATGCAGTTTGTAGTGAGACCTGCCTGCCTTTGCATCCATGCACATGCGATGATAGTAATTGCCCTGTCCATTGCCAGTGGATTCCATCGCAATCTCGCCACTGCGAGGAACTGCTTGGAGGAGGCCAGTAATCAGCTCGTCAGCGTTCTGCCAGAAGGCAATCTCAGAGCAGTGCAGATGCGTGATTGTGTCGCCACGACCGAACTTACGAGAACCAGCTGTTCCGAGATAGATCATGCTATCCATCTTAGGAAAGGTTATCTCATTCTTGCTCGCGTGAGCAATAACCGGTTTTGGATCCATGTGTTCTATAAACTTATGGACCTTTATGAGCATACGCTGGGTGGACTCACGATCGTGGGAGATTACAACTGCCCGGGTGTTGCGCTGACTGAGGCACTTTACAAAGTAGCGAGCGAGGAAGTAAGAGCTGACACCTTCCTGCCGAGCCTTAGGATAGAGATCGCGGCCGGTAAGAGAGTCGTCTATCCTTGCCTGAGCCTCGTTCAAGAACATAGGAACGTCGTTGCCATCCTTGTCTGCGATGGTCAGGAGGGATTCAATAATGAGACGTTCTGGTGTCAACTCTGCTCTTGCCTCTTTTGCTGTTTCAGATGATCAGACTGCACTCCCAGGTGCATCAGGCTTACCTGCCCAGAAAGCTGGCCCACCGAACCAACAAACGGCCTTGTAGTAGGCAAGAGCCCGCCGGCGGCGGAGGAACCTCAACAGGCGATTGCTGGTAGATGCTTCTATTAGCCTGAGCATGTTGTTGAAGAACACCCGATCTGCCTCGTTTTTATCCTCTATTGTCCGTCCACGGCCATACATCCAATCGTGAATACGGCAGGCACGCTCAATTGACAGACCCCAGATTGTGTCTGGAACGAAATCAAACCGAGCGCCTGCCGCGCCGCAGCCATTCGTACGCATCTTGATTTCTGTGGGAGTGGCATTCACAAAGGAATACGGCGCCCACAGGTTGTCCTTAGTCAGAGGCACTGGAATCTCCTGAATTGTCCAGGTTGCCGATTACATTAGCATCTAGCTCGCCCTTACACATTTGCCGATAGAGCTCAGCACGGGCAACACTACGACCGAAGGCTCGCTGAATACTGCCGACGCTAGCCGCGTAGCAGAGGTACCACATGGCATTCTTAACACCAGCATCTTCAACTTGCGCGCCGCGAGTTCGAACGACGTCTCGGGCAAGATTCCCGTAGGGGGTAATCCCGCATGAGGTCAGAAAAAGAAGCGCGCTTGTTAATAGAAGTGTGCGGGAATGGAGTTTCATTTTTCCGCCCTCCTCTGAGCTGTTTTATACCGCTCGCAGGCAGAGACTGCCTCCTCTGTGGTGATAGTGTGTCCGCGATGACTCTCGCTGTTGACATAAAATAGTGCTAGAAGGGCGCCCTCATAGCTGCCCATCGTGCCCCGAGTGTGCTCCTGCGAGAGGAGGGACATTCTCTCCGGGATGGTCCGTCGCTGCATGTCGAGCACAATACCTGCCCAGATGGAGCATGTGAGGGTTAGGGACAGCATCAGCGTACGCCTCTATGAGGGAGGCTGAAATGATACACGTCGCGATTTCGGAACCTTCCGCCCCAAGCACCACCGAGGGATTCCCAGAGAAGGCCAAGCTCCTCCCATTCTTCGAATGTCTCTAGCGGCTTTCCGGTGGGGTCGCGGACATAGGCGAGGTCTACTGCTAACTTCAGACAGTGGAGGCTGTTCACTATCCCACGGCCCTGAGCTGCATAGAGGCGAGCCATCTCACGGGGCCGCCAGACTTCGCCAATGCGAACTTTGTAGCCACAAGCGTGGCACCATTCTAGGAGCTCGCCTAGCATAATTGCGAACTTTTCCTGCTTCTCTCCGAGGGTCACGGTGTCACCTCTCCTCTCGGGATGAACGTTGGAGCAGAGTAGCGACTGATTTCTTAATCTCTGCTACGTCGTCTTTAATTGGCTCTGTGTGCAAACCGATTATCTTGTCTAGCTTCTCGTAGGTTACAAATTCTGCATTGCGTTCAATTTGCGCAATTCGAATGTCATTCTGTGCTGTCTGGGTTGACGTGAGCTTTTCTTCAAGAGAATCTGTGTCTGCCTCCACTCGGGTTAGGCGGCGCTGAATCCACATAAGCCAAGCTGCTAAAGGAGCAGGGAGTATGTCTGCAAGGTCTCGGAACTCTAGCATTAGGGATTTACTCCGGGAGAGTTGTTTGCCTGACTACCGCCCATTCTGATATAACGGAAATTGCTGGGGGGTGCTGATGTTGGTGGAAATGTCTCAATTCCTGCTGAGCCTGACAGAAGAACACCCCCAGCACTAGCGACAGAAGCAACCCTTGTATGAGCAGCAGCGCCAGATAACAAAAGTTCACCTGTAGGCTGAATCTCAATAGCAGAAGCACTTGCAGCAGCGCCAGAGAGTGACACATTTCCAGAAGCAGAAAAGCTCCTAGCTCTGCTAGAAGGTGCTTGACCATCAAGAACAAGTGTGCCGCTTCCGGTTACTGAGGCACTCTTGTTTGCCGACACTGCGGCAGCACCACTCAACTGCACTTCTCCTCCAGAGCTTGGAGAAGAACCTGATGCTATGGATGCTAGACCTGAGAGGGAGACACCGCCGGCTAGGGCTGGAATAACACTACGGAGAATAGAGGCTGAGCCAAATAGATTTACCGTGCCACTGCCAGTTACTGAGACAGACCCACCCCCCGACACCGGCACCCAGATGCGATCGTTGGCTGGGCGGAGGAAAGCATAGGGGTTGCGAAAAAGATAATAGATCTCTTCATTGCGAAGCCCACGGGGCCAATACATGAATGCCTCACATTCCTGCCCCCCTGAGTATGCGCCATCCGTCCTTCCGAGAAGCTCCCATGCTCGCGTCCTTCTGTTGTAAATATCTTCTGTGGTAGAAAACGTGCCAACGCTTTCCCCGTTAATGAAGAATTCTCCAGTTGAGCCGATGCGACGATAGACGAGGTGTACCCATTCACCTGGTTGATAGCTGTATGACGAAAGAATGGCCCCATTATGCGCACGGTAACTTACTAATCCGCTGGATGCCTGGAATTTGGACAAGAATATTGCAGGGTGATTGGATGTGTACGCTGATCCACCTGTTTCCGTGGACCCCAAGACCCTAAGCACTTTCCCATTGGTCGTATCCAACCTGCGGACACGAACACAATATGTGAAATCACCAGTTCCAGGGTACAGAAATGTATCAGAATTGGTACCGAGATAGGCGGAGTTTGTTGTTGTCAACCCCTCTAGTATGTACCCCTTGGATCTCGTAGCCTTGTAATCTACAGAATGGCCGCTCGGGAAATACGGCGACCTGAAAAACAGCGATGTTGCTGTCGCAAGCGGATGTGACCAATCAATCTCAACTGGCCCAACTGGTTTCCTCTGCGGATGCCAGAAATCCGGATGCAACCGTTTTGTCAGAGATTTATAACTCACTGCCCTTCAAGGTTGTTGGTATAGAGTTTAAGCGTCCAGCCAGAATTCAGGTTGATTGTTGATGCTGATGCGCCAGCCTGATTGTCCAGATATAGTTGGAATTTGTGTGGTGGCAGCGGTATAGGCCCGACCGTGATGCGTTGTGAGGCCGTGTTTTTCTGTACTGGGATACTGATGACGTACATTTCCGTCTGATTAGCGCCTCCAGTCAAAGGTGCATCCTGGTAATTCGTGCCATCCGGGGCCTGCGCCATGTAGATGTCCAGAGTCGGGTTACTGGCATCTGGGGTGGCACCAAACGTCCCGACGAATTCCAGCCAGCCATAGGTGTTGAGATTCACGCTGTTGTCGTAAGCGGTGGAAGGCCCACTGATGCTGTCGTTCGCAACGACTGCACCGCTCGATACCAGCGTGTTTGCAGTGCTGGCAGCCTCCCATTTCAATACGCTAGGCATTACGACCACCCCCTCGCCGTTGCGACGATCTGCTCAGACAGGCCGGCGAATCCAGCATCCTCGGCTGGCGACACCTGCGAGTACCCCAGCGCCATCAGGTCCGCTTTGTCTTTGTCTGTCGCATCATTGAACACACCCGCTGCGACGAGCTGGTCGAGCATCCCCACGTTATTCGGATCGCCCGTGTCGAACGTGCTCACGTCCGCAGCGGTGAGTAATTTCAACGCGGCCTTGCACAGGTTCGCCACGTCCGTACTGGCGTTGCTGGTGCCGGTCTCCAGCTTGCCGATGCGGTTCTGCTGCGCCGCCCACTGGAGCA